TTCCTGAAGACGGTGTTTTATATGCAGACGGAATTGGTTCAACAGCCATTTCAGCTGTTACAGTTACACTCTTTATAGATAAGTAATGGCAACATCAGGAACAACATCTTTCGATTTAGAAATCGATGATATAATTGAAGAGGCATACGAGCGATGCATGATAAAAAGTTCCCGTTCGGGATATGATATCAGAAGCGCTCGTAGGTCTCTCAATCTACTATTTTCAGAATGGGGAAATAGGGGAGTTCATTTATGGAAAGTAGCTTTACAAACAGATACTCTCGTACAAGGACAAGCCAACTATACAACCCCTTCTGATTGTAGTGATGTTTTAGAAGCATACTATCGAAACAATTCTACACCTACCGCACCGGTAGATCAGAGTTTATCAAAGATTGATCGTTCCGCTTATGCCGCTATTCCTAATAAATTATCCCAAGGTGTACCTTCTCAGTATTATGTGGATAGACAAAATACTCCGGTTATCTATTTATATCAAACACCAGATTCTGCACACTCTGGTTCTAGTTATCAATTGCAGTATTATTATATTAAAAAGATTCAAGATGTGGGCGCATACACCAATACAGCAGACGTTTATTATACTTTCTTACCTTGTATGGTATCTGGTCTAGCCTATTATTTAAGTATGAAAATTAATCACCAATTAACACAACAATTAAAAATGATTTATGATGATGAATTAACTAGAGCATTAAATGAAAACGGTCAGCGAACCTCGCTCTACATTTCACCAAAAACATATTATCCAGGAACCTAAATGAGTACATTTGCAAGAGGAAAATACGCAAAAGCAATATCCGATCGAAGTGGACAAGCCTTTCCTTACCAAGAAATGGTGACTGAATGGAATGGTTCTTTTGTTCATAAATCAGAATATGAAAAGAAACATCCTCAGTTAGAGAGAAGAGCACATCGTGCCGATCCCGAAGGTTTACAAAACGCGAGACCCGCTAGAACAGAGCCGGCTGTTGCTAGAATACTGACCCTCAATCCTCTCACCGTGGCTAACGGTTCTTCAACTATTTCTGTGTTTGAAGAGGCCCACGGTCGTACATCTGGTGATGTCGTCAAATTTACCGATGGTGCAGGAGATTTTGGAATTTTAAGTTCGAATATAAATTATGCATCCGGTTATACAATTACGAAAACAGATGACAATAATTATACTTTTAATGTAAACACAGACATAGCTAATGCTAGTGGTAGAATAGGAGGAGGTAACATTTCCGTTGGACCTGTTACAATAACACCATGAATTACGGACAATTAAAATCAGCGATACGAGATTACACAGAAGTCGATAGTACTGTTTTATCAGACTCCACTTTAGATATTATTGTGCAAAATGCCGAGAATAGAATTTTTAGAGAAGCACAAATTGATTCCTACAGAAAATATGCCACTTCCAATATGGTCGTGGGACAACGATATATTTCTGTACCGAGTAATTTACGAGTTATTCGTTATGTTCAAGTAACGGATAGTTCTGGTAATCAAAGTTTTTTAGAACAAAAAGATACAAGTTTCATGGCCGAATATGATCCGACACCAGGGTCAAGTTATGGAACACCAAAATATTATGCGAACTGGGATGAAAATACCTGGGTTGTAGCACCGACACCGGACGATACCTATGCCATTACCATGGCTTATTTTGTCCAACCGTCTACAATTACCGGCAGTGATTCTAATACCAGTTATGTATCAACTTATGCTCAGGAAGTTCTTTTATACGCTTCTATTATTGAAACGTATAAATTCTTGAAAGGAACACCTGATATGATACAAACATACGAACAGTCTTACCAAACTGCAATGCAGTCCTTTGGTGTAGAACAGACAGGACGTCGAAGAAGAGATGAGTACACGAGTGGGGTTATTCGTGTACCTTTAGAAACAAGTAACCCATAATAATTAGGAGGTCAATTAAATGGCAAACATCGTACCAAATAGCTTTAAACAGGAACTCCTATCCGCTACTCATGATTTTACACCGAGTACTGGAAATACGTTCCATATAGCTTTATATACAACCGTTAATGGTTTTTCAGCAGCTACAACTGCTTACACCGTAACTAACGAAGCATCCGGCACTAACTATTCTGCCGGTGGAACAGCACTCACAAATACTACTTTAACATTAAGTGGTACTGTTGCTGTTGCAAGTTTTAGTGACATTACATTTAGTTCTGTAACACTAACTGCTTCCGCAGCTCTTATCTTTAATACAACAGAAGCAGGAAAAGCTGTTGTTGTGTTAGATTTTGGTGGAGATAAAACAGCTACGAACGGTGATTTTACAATAGAATTCCCAACAGCAGATTCATCGAACGCTATTATTAGAATAGCATAAGGAGACTTTTATGTCTTTTGTTGTTGCTGACAGAGTCAAAGAAACAAGTACCACAGTAGGTACAGGGGACTTTACGCTCGACGGAGCCAGTGCTGGCTTTGTATCTTTTAATGCAGGTGTCGGTACCAACAACAGAACTTATTATGTTATCTCATTGCAAGGTGGATCAGAATATGAAGTAGGTATTGGTACGCTTACGGCCTCCACTACTTTGCAAAGGGATGAAGTAATAGATTCATCTAATTCTAACAACCTAGTTAATTTTAGTGCAGGGACTAAGGACGTTTTTGTTGCGCAACCAGCTAACAAAGCTCACGATGCATCAGTAGCCGTATCCATAGCTCTGTCATAGGAGGGCTATAAATGAACTTCGGTCTTTACGCTTTTGCGGAAGACGCTTTTGCGGCACAAGGTGGTACAGCCTCTGCTAGTGTTAGTGTTCAAGTTACCGGTAATCAAGTTAACATCGCTGTCGGTGATGTTACGATTGTCGCTAAAGCCAATGTAGCCGTCACCGGAAATCAATCCAATGTTGAAGTAGGAACAGTCACCGTCACTTCTGACGCGATTGTTCAAGTCACAGGTAATCAATCAGATATAAGTGTCGGTGATGCTACTCTTGTAGGTCAAGCCAATGTTCAACCCACAGGTAGCGAAGTTAATGTTCAAACAGGTAATGCTGTTGTCAAGATTAGTATTTCTGTTCCTGTCACAGGAAATGAAGTTGATGTAGCTGTCGGTGATGCCACTGTCAAAGGTTCCGCGATTGCCAATGCCACTGGTAATCAATTAGATGTTGGTGTCGGTACACCGAATATTGTTGGTAATGCAAAAATATTACCGATTGGAAGTCAAGCCGAAGTTCAAGTTGGTGACGTTACAATCAAAGGTAATGCTGTTGTCCAGGTCACCGGTAATCAAGTTAATGTTCAAATAGGCGATGCAACTCTTGTTGCTGATGCTGTTGTTCAACCAACAGGTAATGAAGTCGAAGCACAAGTCGGTGATGCTGTTGTCAAAGCAGGAACCTTTGTTCCAGTTACAGGAGAGCAAGTTGATGTAGAAACAGGTGATGTTTCTATTCGTGCTGATTGTATTGTTCGTCCTGTTGGAAGTCGATTAGATGTCATTGTTGGTGATGCCGAAGTCATTGCTAATGCTTTTGTCAGACCCACTGGAAGTCAAGTTCAAGCACAAACAAGTGGTGCTACGGTTATTATTGTTAATAATACGATTGCCGCTCCGGCCGGAAGTCAAGTTAAAGTATCCAATGGTAGTGTTTCTATTCGAGTTTCTGCCGTTGTTAACCCCTCAGGTAATGCCTTGACTGTTGAAACAGGAACTGCTATACCTCGTATGTGGAACCCCATTGATCCTAATGACAACCAACCGTGGACCACAGTTAATACTAACGACACGCAGGGCTGGGTTGAAATTCCAACAAACGATACACAACCATGGGTAAATGTAGCATAAAATGACAAGTTCATATTCAAATTTAGGATTAGACCTTCAGGTAACAGGTTCCAATAATAATACCTGGGGTGAATATACTAATACTAACTTACAGCTGATTGATCAGGCAATTGCCGGGTATTCAACTGTTCAATGTAATTCGACTACCATCACTTTGGCCTTTTCGACCAATAACTCTTCAACTACTTTTTTTGAAGAAAATGGTAGAAACAAAATTTTAAAATTTACATCCGGCTCCGCATCCGCGGATATCACCGTCACTGTTCCTAATATCGAGAAGGAATATGTTGTTGAAAATCAGTCCGGATATAATATAACTTTTACAGCAGGGGGTTCTACCACGTATACTTTAGATACCGATAGAGCCGTACCTTTGTATATTGACGGCTCTCAGGGTGTTTATAACTCTTTTAACAAGTTAAAAGTGAATACCATTGAGGCAGATAATGTCTTAGGGGGAGCAGATCCTATTGTATTTGCTGTCGCTTTAGGATAGTATAAGGAGAAACTATGGCAAACGTATTTACAGTTGATACCGTTAATTCACCGAGCACTACAGGAAGTACTGTATTGGCTTTAAACGCCACTACGACTGCTGTGGTTTTAGGCTGTATTGTTGCCAATACAACAAGCATCACAGGAACAGCGACAATTGAATTATATGATGATTCAAGAAGTGCTACTGTGACTTTAGTCAAAGATGCAGAGATACCTGTCGGTGGCGCACTAGAATTATTATCTGGTGGTAAAGTTGTATTAGACAATTCAGATCAGATTCGAGTGAAAGTAGGATCAACAACACATACTGTTGACGTGACATTAAGTACACTACAACAGTCATAAGGAGAATAAATGTCGTACGTAGGAATAGGTAATAGACAAGATTACATCGCAGACTTTCCCACACAGGAATTCAGCGGTAATAGTACAACTACTACCTTTACATTAAATTTTGAAGCAGTGACCGGAGCCGTTCGTGTTGCTGTCGATAATGTCCTACAGCCTGCTGACGGTTCTTCTTATTATGTTAATGGAAATTCTTTAACTTTTACATCCGCTCCGGCATCCGGAACTAATAATATCTCTGTTGTTTATTTAGGTACTGTCAGAAATATTTCTTCTGTATCAGATAATGCCATTACCGCAGCTAAATTAAATTCCGCTGCTATCACCGGTCAAACAGCAGAAACTTCTGTAGCCGATGATGATTTAGTTTTAATCTATGATGATAGCGCTACGGCTCTTCGTAAGATGACTAAAAGTAATTTCACAAGTGGTCTTGCTACTACTAATGGTATTACTGATATTGATAGATGGAGAGTAGCAACTTCCTTTACTAATTCATTAGACCCTATTGTTTATACAAGAAATACCGATAGTGATTCACCTCAATTAGGTACTGCTATGACACAATCTAGTGGTATTTTTTCTTTTCCTTCTACAGGTTTTTGGATGATTCATGCTTTTTATGGTGGAGCTAATCTACCTACTGCTGGAAATATAAATTCACATTTGGCTTTTTCTACAGATAGCGGCAGTAATTATAGTCAGTTATGTGCAGGATTACAAAACTCAAATACTTATTCACAATGGTCTATTACTATGGTTGCATTTTTAGATGTTACAAATATATCAACTTTTAGAGTTAAGTCTTATATTAATGTT